CTCATAGAAGTTCGCGAGCGTCTGGATTTTTGCCTCCTGCTGTGCCGCAAGCACCTGATTGACGCGGCCCTCCTCTTGGAGTCGCTTGCCAGCTTGATCGGCGATGCGCTGATTTTCAAGTTCGGCCTGGTATCTAATCCCGCCGGGACGGTTGCTGATATCATCGATCGACGCGCCACCAACGCCGCCGGATTGCGCGATGCGGCGCGCCTCGGCTGCTTGACGATATTTCTCTGCCGTCTCAGCGGAAATGCCCTTGTTGCCAGCGCCTAGCGCTTCAAGCGCTGCGATATCCTTTAGGGCCTCCTCATATTCGCGCACCGCTGCGGTCAAAGGGCTGTAGGCCTTTTCCAATGCCACAAGATCAGATTGAAGCTTTTTTGCCGCCGCTTCAGCCTCATTTTGGGCCTTGGTGGCATCAGCCTTTGCCTTGCTCGCCGCAGCGCGTGCCGCTTCTTTTGCCTTTTCGGCCGCCTCGGTTCGTTGAGTCGATATCTTGTCAAGATCAACCACAACCTTAAGTGCAGCAGCCTCCTTTTCCAATTCGCGGCGGCGTGTTCCAAGGCCGCTACCGCGCAGAAACTTGGCGTCTTGGCCAGTGTCAGGATTGATGCCCTTATCAATGAGCGCCAATTTTGACGTAATCTCAGCAAGGCGGCTTTGCGCGCCAAGCGCCCCTAGATCAATGCCCGCTATTTTTGCGAGTGCTTGGGCGTACCGATCAAGCTTTGGCGCCGCGTCTGCAGCGGCATTTCCGGATTCGAAAAGTTTCGGGATAAGTACGGTGCCGACAATCGATGCTGCCGCAAGTAGAGCAGCGCCAAACGGGCCAGTGAAAAACGCCGCGAACCTAGCCGCCTTGCCGCCGGTATCAGCGAGTGCGTCCGCAACCTGCGGAGCCTGTTGCGCGATAATGAGAAATGGGTTCTGGCCGCCAGCCAGTCCCGTACCAATATCCGAAACTTGGCGTCCGAGATTCCGGGTCGCATTGGCGGCCCGTCCGGAAGAAATGGCGACGACATTGTTGGCCTTCTCGATCTTGTTGGCCGATGCGAGCGATGTAGCCGCAGCCTTTTCAAAGGTCGTTGCCGCGCTGTTGATTTCGGCGTTCTGCTTGGCGACACCCTGCGTTTCAAGCGCGACGATTACCTTATCAGCTTCGACGGCCATCAGTGAATGCTCCTGGCTATTCCCCGCGCTTCTAGCATGGCGCGGCGATCGGCAACATAGTCCGCATCGGGAGCCTCGACGGGGTCGCTGTCATCGTCCGATTTATGTCGCTCATTCCAGTGCCAGCGCATGGCAGTGAAATCCCAGAACGACATGCGGCGGGCCTCTTCGTGCCCGATCCCCATCATTCGGCAGTCGGTGAGGGCTCCGGCATATCCTTCGGTTCCGAAGATGCTGGCGGGCTCTCCGCTGCCGGGTCTTGGCCCGGCTCGTGTTTTTTTGGCGGGTCGAAGCCCACCACGGCTTGCGTCAGGATCGAGACCGCTAGGGTCCAGCTTTGGCCAAGAGGCTTGGCGAGGACGTAGTTCTCAATGAGCTGGTTTGCGCGGTGCGGCGTGACCTTGACATCGGCACCGTCAACGACGCCTCGCCCGCCGCCGATAAGGCCCTGTCGGATCGGTTCAACGATATCGTTGATGCCCCACGCCGCATCGGTATTGAGGCCAGCCAACGTTCCATTTTCAAGCGGGACGATACCTTGCAGCAGCCGCGCATAGACCGCCCCGAGAAACCCGCATTTCTTCTCGATTTCGTTGATCTGCGCGAGACCGAGGCGCATCGAATAAGCACCATCGGCAAAGAATAGGTCGATCTCGTTATCGCTCATGCGGCCACCCCGAGGTCATTCAAAAATGCGAATTGGCCAAAGTGCTCAAGAGCAGCGGAATTATATGCCTTCGCGGCATCCGTTGACTTATCAAAGCGCCCCAAGGACTTTTTACGGCCTGACTTCGTTATATAGGCCTCCCACCGGCTACGAGACTTATCGTATGAAACGCCACGGAATCCTGTCGAATTATGCCGAGATATCCCTGAGTTTCCAGCGTTCTGCCGAGAATCGCATTCGCGGAGATTCTTCCATTGGTTGTTGCATCCGTTACGGTCTTTATGATCGACGTGATGCTCTGGCCATCTTCCGGTTACATAAAGGAACGCTAGTCTATGGGCGTAATGGGTCACGCCATCGATGCTCATGACGATGTAGCCAGCGCAATTTTTAGTTCCGGTGATATGATCCGATGATTCCGAATCGGTGCGTCTGAAAAATCCGGTTATCTTGTCATATACGAACAACTGGTGAAGGCGCTCGCTGGTTAACTCGCAGGACTTCATGCGGCGTCGACCCATACAAATTCACCGTCGCTGGCAATGGCCACAGATCCGGTTGCATTGGTTGATCCAGAACCAGAGATTTGAAGGTTCACAAGCTGCGCCGGGCCTTCATAATAACCGTCGTCGACATCGGAGGTTGCGGGTTCATCGATAATGAAACGGAATGTCCTGGAAGTGGATTCATCGGCAAGGCTACGCATAAGAACTCCCTGCGCACGATTCCACAATGCCTCGCCAGAGATATCCCACTGCCGTCCGGTGATGTTCAGATATCGCACCGGAATATCTTCGGGGTCAGCGCAGTCTGCGATGAATTGGTCTTCACTGTTCTTCTGTGCGGTGAATGACTTGGTCGTCAAGCCACACAGGGTGACGAAGGTACCCGAAAGCGCGGGCTCCTCAACGGCGATATCGATATAGGTGGACCGGAGAATCTGCGGGCGGGCCATTGATCAGGTTCCTTTTTACCAACCGCCGCCCCAATGGGCGCTGTAGAGGCCGCTATATCGCGTTTCCGCGCTACTGTCATCTAGGCGAGAACGTCGATCTGGCAATCGACGATGCCATGGTACGCCGACGTCTCGTCAGGATCTTGCAGGATTTGCGCGCCGGATATGTAGAGATAGGCTTCCGCCCCGGCCCCTATGTCCAGCGCATAGCCGCTGTCGCGATCGGAAGCGCCGCCGAATAGCGCCATCACAGCCTTGTTGATCGCCGCCGCATTCTCATCGCCGCCCTTTGCCCAGCAATGAATCGCGATCAGAAGCGATTGCCCGTTGAGGCATGACGCGCTGAAAGGGACCGCTGCCGGCGGCCCCATTCGCATGAACGGGAAGATCGGAACGCCGGGCACGAAGGCCGGGAATATGCGCGCGGCCGGGACAAGGCCGATGATCCCTGCATTGGCTTTCATCGCCAGCAAGATCGCCTGCCTTGTCTCAACCGAAAAATCCTGCATCAGGCGGCGACAGTGCGGCCGATGATGGCCACGTCATAGATCGCACTTGCGCCGGAACCGTTGGCGCACAAAATGATGTCGCCCGTCCCCGCCGTAACCGCCCATCCGCGCTTGCTGGTCAGCAGCACGAACTCGCCCGGCCCGAGCGTGAGCTTCGGCGTGGTGCCAGTCAGAGGGCCGTTGAAGGCATTAGAGGCCGCACCGAAAAACGTCAGGTCCGTCGTGTTGGCATCGGCGGCCTTGAGATAGATCGCGACCACTTCCGCGTTCGCCACGGTCACGCCGAATGCATCGACCAGCACGCCAGCCATATCGAGGTTCTCGGTCGCGCCGGTCGTGAGCGTGCGCTGATCAAGGAACAGCGTGTTCGCCTTGCTGGTCGCGTCGGTGCCGGGCAGCAGGTTGAGTGCTGCCGAAAGGTCGAATGGAAAAAGCGGCGTCGAAAGCTCGGTCGGGCCTGTCTGGCGACCCGATACGGAAACTTCCAATTTCGCCGTGACGCCTGCAACCATGTCAAATCTCCCGATCAGTCGGGCGATGGGCCGCCCCGGTAGCGGCTTATAGCGCGGAATCGCGCGGCACGCACTAGGGCTACGATCTTGGTCTTGCTCAAGGTTAGAGCGGGCAGCATGAAGGGGCGGGATGCAAGGTATATCCCGCCAAATTCTAGGTGCGCGGAATAGTTTGCATATGACGTGATGTAGACGATCCCAGATCCTTGTGGTTCGGCTCGGATGTTTGCCGCAAGATAGCCGGTGTCTGAGTTCGGGGGCGAACCGGGCCGCGATGGAACATGGACGCCGCCCGACGATGAGCCACCTTCGATGATAAGCCGCTTTGCCGTTTTCGCGACCTCAAAGCCACCTTCCAAAAGGGCCTTGTCTATCTCCACCTTGGCCGCCGGTGTCGTAGCTCCGCGAAGTCGCTGGACATAGGCCGCTCCACCGATGATTTTTGCCATCAGCTTTTGCCCAAAAGTTCGACCGTTGCGCCCGCCGGATCTCCATCCTTGCCGTACAACTGCCACCTGATTCCCGCCCATGGGCCGCCCAGACAGGTGAACTCATCGTCCGTCGTGACGGTGCGATCGGGGATGGTATGACGCATGATCAGCACGCCCACGCTGCCGGCGACATAGCCATCGCTCTGCTGTTGCCTATAGCTGGCGTTCTGAATCAGGCCCTTGCAGGGGATATCCGTCTCGGTCTCGGTCGTGTTCCCGCCTTCGTCCTGCGTCACCGTCACCCGATGCAGAACCGCGTCGAACATCATGTCGGCGTCCAGAATTGCCTTGGTGACGATGTTGGCGATCTGATCGAGGCGGGCCATGATTCAGGCGTCCGAATGAGCCATTGCTTCGATCTCAGCCGCGCGAGCCTCAGCCGCTACCTTGCCACGCACCTTTTCCGGCTCATCCAGCCATGGCGCGCTGATTTCGTACCATCCGGCCTTTTGCGCCTCGATCGTGACCAGAGAGGCGGTTTCCAGCGTCTCCGGCACTTCCGGAGCAATGTCCGTGCGGCCGGTCCAATCCTTGGCGTAGATCGCCTGTCCGCCGCACCAAAGGCGCTGGCGCTGGCCAACGTCGAACTTGGCGGGATCTACCGTCTCGCCGGGGACCGCCGACTCGCCGCCGACAGTGACATGCTTGCGCCAGACCATCGGCTCATCGCGCTTGAAAAATCTGGGGGAAAGGCGGCGGTCCATGGCAATGCTCCTGAAATGATGTGGCTTAGATAGCAGAATGGCCGCCACCCCGAAAGGTAGCGGCCACCCCATGTGTCCGTGGCGATGGCCTATCGTCAGGCCACGATGCCGCTGAAAAAGAGACCCAGGTCCGCGCCGGTCATCTGCTGCGCATAAGCCGTTTCCGCTTCCACGCGAGTGGACGATTCCTTGTCCATATAGAACCGCTTGATGCGCGTGCCGTTCTGGGTCGCGCCAAGGTATCCAGTCCAAGCCATCGTGTACCCTGCGCTCGGCTCCATCAGCGCTACCGAGGGTGGCGAATAGGTCAGCAGCGCATTCTTGCCGCCGAAGAACTGGTTGTTCTCGGTCAGGCCCTGCTTTGCCGCGTTGACAATGCCGTCCATGACAAGCACCCGCTCGATTTCGAGCAGCCCCGCGAAGTTCTGGCGCGTCACCTTGGCCGGGTCGCCCGTGGTCGCGCCGCCGTTGACGCGGGCGACAATATCGGGGTGATCCAGCAGAACGTCCCACACCGGGCGCGACACGGTGAAGGTGTTCGGGCGGAAGCCGGTGCGCATCTGGATATAGGTCATCGCGAAACGAATATCCTCGATCGGCGTCGAGGCCGCATCATTCCAGTTCAGGATATTGTTGTTCGAACTGTTCGACGGATCGAGCGAGGCTCGCGCGGTCGGCGAGGACGCGACGCCGTCGAGCTGATAGGTCCACACGCCAGTGGTGAAATAGCGCGTGACGAAATTGACCTCGCGATTGATGGCGGCCTTGTGCGTGACGAGCCGGGTTGCCGCCGCATCATAGCGGATCGGGCTGTCGGCGTTCGCCAATACCTGATCCGGAATGTCGTGATGGACGGCGCGGACTTCGGCATAATAGGGCGTCTTCGAAAGTTCGAAATTGGTGCCGGCCGATTCCGCACCCGGCGCGCGCGGCTTCATGTCGTCGCGGTTCCACGCATCGCGAGGCCATACCCAGTAGACATCGGACTGCTTGGCGACCGGGATCGTCGGGAAAATCTGATCGGCGACGAATCCGGTCATATCCTGTGCATAGGCGATCGACATGTTGGTGAGCGTGCCGTTGACGTGAACGTCGCCGGGCGTCGGGGAGGTAACACCTGCCGCTTTGGTGAGAGTGTCGGCCATCTTATGGTCCTTTCATTTCCCGAGCGCCCGGCCCGGATTGCATTGCGTGACGATTGTTGAGGGTTAAGGGACGAGGCCCTCGTTCTGGAAACTGAACGAGATGACCTGACCGACCGCGCCATCTTCCAGAGCGGTGCCGACGATATAATCGCCAGTCGCATTGGCGAGGTAGGCCGCGCCATCGGTTTCGGAAAAGTTGCCGCCGATGCGCAGCTTCGCGCCCTGCGTGCAGATTTCCGCCAGTTCGACCAGCGCCTTTGCGCCATCGGGACGGACATAGCCGCAGGTAACGAAGCCGGTGCCGGGATTCACGATCGCGTTGACGTTGGGCACCTCGGCAAGAATGCCGAAAGCCGGAGCGCCGGCAGCGCCGGGAACATGCGTGATGACCTCATCCTCGCCGGGTGAACTGGTCTGCGGCGTGCAGAACCGGTTGACGACGGCTGCGGCGACGCCGTTCGTCACCTTGACGCGGCAGGACTGGATTTTGACCGATTCGAAAGTTGCCATGATGGCGGTTCCTTTTTAACTGCGCACTAGGCGGTGGTTCAGTTCGCGGTGGCCGGATATGCCTGCGCATAGAGCGCCGCGCCGCCGGGGCTCATCGACACGTCGAGCAGCGCCTTTTCGAAGGTGATGCCCTTCGATGCGGCAAGCTCTTCGGCCATCTTGTGCAGTTCGGCTTCCGCATCCGATTTGGCGAAGGTGTCGCCGGTCGGCTGTTGGGTACCGGAATGGCCGGTGCCGACGCGCTTGAACAGGCCAGCGTTGGCCTTGTTCATCGCGGTAAGGGCCTCGCGCACTTCCTGCTTTTCGGCATCGGTGCCGGTGGCGACCGATTTGAGCATGGTCGTCGCGACGCCCTTCGCGACGTTCGGGAACTCGGCAACGGCTTTTTCGAGCGAGACTTCGTCGTTGCTCTTGGTGAGCGCGGCGATGGTCGCCTTGTCGGCATCGGCCTGCTTCGCGAGCGCGAGCGTGACCGCGCCATCCGACTTGCGGACCTCGATCCCTCCCGTGGTGGTGTACAGGATCGGGTCGGCCTTGTTGAGTTCGGCGACCGCCGCGTTGCGCTCATCGGACGTCTTGGCGAGGAACGCCGTCTTGGCCGCCGCGTCGAGGCCATCATAATGCTTGCGCACATCGGCGGACATGCCGTCGATCGCATCGCGCTTCGCCAGATCAGCCTTGAGCTTGGCAAGTTCGCTGTTCTCGGATGGCGGCGCGAGCGCAACCGGCAGTTCGGCGACGCAATCGAACTCGGTCGCGGCCTTCTGGATTTCGGCGACTTCGGCCATCGTGGTCTTGGCCGGGTCGAACTTGGCGACCGCCGCAAGCAGCGCCGCCTTGTTGGTGATCTTCGTCATGGTCGTCTCCTGCTTGGTGGACACATATTCGGCGACGGCCTTTTCAACGGCCGCCTCCAATTCGGTTTCCGTGGCCTTCGCGCCGATCGTGCGGGCGGCATTGACGGCACTGGCGGCCATCATGCTGATCGCGGCGACATAGTCCGTCCCGGCCGCGCTGCCGTCGCCGCCCGCAACCAGTTCATCGACCAGCGCCGTCTTGAACGCATTGTTCATCTTGTACTGGTTGTCGAAGGCCCGGTAGAAAATCTCCGACACCTCATGACTGAGCATCTGCCCGGCGAGCGCCTCCTGAAACGTCGCCTTGGCGATCGTCACATCATCGGGCTCCGGGTCGGACGACTTGAAAAGCGCCACCTTGGCGTGCGGGTTCATGCCCTTCACGCAAAAACTGACTTCGCCGATCTTGAGATTGCGCAGCATGTTGGCCATCAGTCTTCGCCTTCCGTGCGTTCGGCCGAACCGCCTACAGAGAAGGAAACATACTTCCCGCTCTTGACGGCTTTCCAGACCTTGTCGTCATGCACATGATAGCCGCCCCACCACACGACAGCGGGGATTTCCACGGTCGCGTCGATCCCGGCATCGGTGAGCGCCTTAGCCAGCGCCGCCACCTTTTCAGGGGTAAAGACCATGCTTTCGATGAGGCTACCGACGCCCTTGCGGACATGATTTTCGCCGGCCACGCGCGCATCTAGAACGTGATTGTAAGCGGCGGTTTCGAGGTGATCCGGGTCAATCTGATCATCCTCGCCGTCGACAACCAGTTCATCACCGATCTTCGCGACCGAAAAGATGCCGAAGACATAGCGGCGCTCATCATCAAACTTGATGATTTTCGCGTCCGTCTTGAAAGTCTTCTGGATCGTCGCCAACACCGTCGCCCTAAATGCCCCTGAGGGCGATTTCTTCGGCTTGGCGGACAGTGGCTGCGCCAGATCGGCGTCTCACCCCATGGGGCGGTTATTATCGCGAATTGGAATTATGCGAAAGGGGCTTGTTACTTTGAGACCTTCACGCGGTAGGAAGGGCTGCATCGGCACTGAATAACCGCCTTGGCGGGGACGCGAGACGCATCACCTGGGTACAACATCGGCCCGTCAATACTGTCGAAGTCGGCATTGAACGCGCGCTTCTGACGATTGAGCAGCCGATGCGCACGACGTTCGCGGCCATCGACTGAGGTATGCCACTGCTTGGTCAAATCTTCTTCGGCCATCAAGCCTTGCTCGATCGCCTGCCGATACATTTCGTGATTGCCGGCATTGACCGCCGCCAGCGCCTCGGTTCGGCCGATAACCTCCGACCGATATTTGACGTAGCGCTCGGCATAGCGCTTCACGAGCCAATCGATTTTCTCGGGTTTCAGCGGCTGCGCGTCCTTCACGGCGCGCTTGATCTGGGCATCGCCGCGCTTGTCACGAAGCGCCCTGTCCAGCGCCGCCGATATGCCGCCTTCCTTGCCGACGCGCTCAAGCACTTCCCGATAGGAGCGCACTGCATCCTGTTGCGTCTCGGTCAGGCCGATGCTGTCGCGGAAGGCGCGGGCCTGTGCGCGGGGATTATCGCCACGCTGAATGCCTGCGGTGAGTGCGGAGCGC